GCACCAAAGGAACCGCAACAGAGCTACGCAGACTGGCTCACCAGTTTGATGAACGGGAGGATAAATTATGACCGATAAAATAAATGGACTTGAAGCAATCGCAAAAGTCGCAACATTCGTTCACGAACACCCCGATATCAAACCAAAAGATCACAGGAAAGTAATGGCAGAAATGCTGGAGCCAATGCTGGAGCAATTATTCGGCAACGAATACGAACCATACGAAGAGGAAAAGAAAAATGATCGTTAAATCTTGGCAATTCAGAGGCTACGAGTGGAGCCAAGACATGCCAGAGTGGCTAAAGCCAGAATGCTCCAAACGTGCGGGAAGCCCACATTTGTGGGTTCACACGCAGGCAGGAGAAGAAGCAGCAGCGTCAGGGCAATACATCGCCATCAATCTGAGAGGCCACGTCAGCATACACAACACAAAGCCAGACGGATGGGTGAAAGAAATTATCGCAGGCGCTGCCTTCGTAACTCTTGTCGCAATTGTCGCCATCGTAATGCTCTCCCTTTAATCGATGGCAATTAATGGGAGTTGACATCAAGCCCCGCTTCGGCGGGGTTTTTTATCACAAGAACGACAGCCCTTTTTTTTAATTTAATTTTGTATTATATGAAAATAACAGGAGGGCCGCATCATGGCGAAAAAAACAACCAAGAAAAAACCAGTCGGCAGGCCGAAGTTTAAAATCACAGAAGAGGTGCTGCAACAGACGCAAAGCCTCATGGCAAAGGGACTGACAAAAGAACAGTGCGCTGGAATGCTAGGCATTTCAGTCTCCACTTTCATGCTTCATCAGGCAGAAAATTCGGAATTTTCAGACGCCATAAAAAGGGGCGAGGCAATGGGGATCGACGCCGTGACCAACGCCCTCTTTGAAAATGCTACTGTCGAGCGCGATAACACAGCCATTATATTTTATCTAAAAAATCGTGCAGGCTGGAAAGATGTCAAAGACATGAACGTGAAAGACGAGAAAATAATTACGCTAGACCTTACAAGGATCGGGATGAATGAACTCAGCGCACTTGAAGCAGCTTTTGAGCAGCCTCACATTGGAGCAAGTCAGGGCCGAAAAGTACCGCAGATCATTGAGGGAGTTTACGAAAGCCGCTTGGCCGACGATTGAACCGGGCGTCGATTTCAAAAACAACTGGCACATTGATGCCATCAGTGATCACCTCCAATCCGTGGCCGAAGGTACAGGCATCAAGCGCCTGATCATCAACGTGCCGCCTCGACACATGAAATCAATCAGCGTGGCCGTGGCGCTGCCTGCGTGGACTTGGGCCACACAACCCCACAAGAAGTTCCTCTATGCGTCCTACGCCTCCTCCCTGTCGATCAGGGATAGCGTGAAGTGCCGCAGGCTGATCGATAGCCCGTGGTACAGGGCGCACTTCGGTGACAAATTTAAGCTGACCGACGATCAAAACCAGAAGCAGCGGTTTGAAAACGATCAGACAGGCTATAGGATCGCCACCAGTGTCGGTGGTGCGCTGACTGGTGATGGTGGTGACATCATCTGCATCGATGACCCACACAACAGCGTGGAGGCCGACAGCAGCAAAGTCAGGGAGGGTGTGTTGGAGTGGTGGGATCAGGCCATGCAGACGCGCCTTAACGATCCGCAGACGGGCGCGTTTGTCATCATCATGCAAAGGCTGCACGAACAAGACCTCACGGGCCATATACTCGCCAATGAGCTAGGCAATGAGTGGGATCACCTATGCCTGCCTGCCAGATATGAGATCGGCCACCCAACGCCCAACAGATCAAGCCTTGGCTTCACAGACCCACGAACAGCCGAGGGTGAGCTACTGTGGCCCGACAGGATGGATGAGAAGACCCTGACCACCCTAGAGCGGTCTCTTGGCTCTTACGCAGCCGCAGGGCAGCTACAGCAGCGGCCAAGCCCCAAGGGCGGTGGCATACTGAAGTCAAGTTGGTGGGTGCCGTGGGAGAAAGAAGACCTCCCCGACAATATCGAATATGTAATCCAATCGTGGGACACGGCCTTTGAAACCAAAGAAAGCTCCAGCTTCAGCGCCCGTACCACTTGGGGCGTATTCAAGTATCAAGGATACGACTGCGCCATTGTGCTGGAGGCGTGGTACGACAAGGTGAGCTACCCAGAGCTACGCAAGCTGGCACAGGAGGCATACGATGACTGGGAGCCAGACGCAGTGCTGATCGAAAAGAAGGCGTCAGGGCAGAGCCTCCTGCAAGACCTCAGAATGGCAGGGGTGCCAGTGTTGGCGTACAGCCCAGACCGCGACAAGGAAGCTCGCGCACACGCCGCATCTGCCCTGCTGGAAGACGGCAGAATATTCTATCCCAAGCGCAAATGGGCCGAAGATTTGATCTCAATATGTGCCGCCTTCCCAGCGCACCCAAATGATGATATCGTTGACACTTGCACCCAAGCGTGGCTAAGACTGAGAAAAGGATGGTTCTTAGGCCACACTGAAGACCCCGACGAGGACGATTATCAAGAACCGCAAAGGATAACTCTATATGGCTGATCCAAATGTAATCCCGTTTGCTGAAGGCGCACCCGCAGATGACTTGATGGTCGAGACCCTTCCAGACGGTGACGTGCTGATCGGTGACCCAGAGCTTGACGTAATCGAAGAAAGCGACAACGGCTTTGACGCAAACCTTGCAGAAGAGATCGACGCACGGGAATTATCGGCCAAGGGCGCGGAGCTTGTGTCGTACTACGAAAACGATGAAGCCGCCAGAGATGAGTGGAAGACCCGGTACAAGGCAGGGTTGCGTACCTTAGACCCAGACGGTGGTCTGGACGAGGGCGAAGACGAGAGGGCCACCCGTGGCCTGTCCATCGTTGTTCACCCCCTGATCGCAGAAGCAGCAACTCAATTCAATGCCAAGGCCATCGCAGAGCTTTACCCGTCAGGTGGCCCAATCAAGTCGGTCATCATTGGTCAGCCAGACGAAGAAATCGAAGAGCAGGGCCGCAGGGTCAGAGAATTTATGAATTATCAGATCACACAGGAAATGCCCGAATACTTTCCCGATCTGGATCAAATGCTGTTTCACCTACCGCTGGTCGGCCAGACGTTCAAAAAAGTTTGGTGGGACGTAAACCTCGACAGGCAATGCAGCCAGTTCGTCAAGGCAGAAGACTTCTGCGTGGCTCCAGAAAGCAAAGACCTCTACACATCCCCACGCTATACTCACGTCATCAGGATGCCAAAGAACGACTACAATCGCTATGTTCAAAACGGATACTACCTCCAGACCAGCGATGCAGGCAGCGATGATGTCGATCCAGCCGACAGCGTTATTGGCGAAATCGAGGGCGTTGATGAATACGACGATAGCAATGATGACATAATCACACTGCTGGAAATGCACGTCTATGATTTGTTCGACGGCATTGATGGCGAAGAAATGGATGAAGAGGATCAGGACGATAACGCTGTCGCCCTGCCCTACGTCATTACCATTGATTACGACAATCAAAAGATCGTGTCGGTCAGGCGCAATTGGCGCGAAGACGATGAGCTAAAGAAACGCCGTGACTGGTTTGTGAGCTACAAGTTCTTGCCCGGACTTGGGTTCTACGGCTTTGGCCTATATCACATGATCGGTGGGCTGGGCAAAGCGGCGACAGGATCGCTTCGCGCCCTTCTCGACAGTGCCGCATTCGCAAATATGCAAGGTGGGTTCAAGCTGCGTGGCCGTGTTACTGGCGGCGATGTGCAAGTTAACCCCGGTGAATTTGTCGATCTCGACAGTACCGTCGATGACGTTAACAAAGCCATTATGCCACTGCCGTTTAAGGAGCCGTCAGGGTCGCTGTTTAATCTGTTGGGCTTTATGGTTGAGGCAGGCCAACGATTTGCATCTACAGCCGATCTCAATGTCGGTGACGTAAATCCAAACGCCCCAGTGGGATCGACGGTTGCCTTAATTGAGCAGGGGTCAAAGGCGTTCAGCGCAATTCACAAGCGCCTGCACTACGCGCAAGGTCAAGAATTTAAAATGCTGGCGGCTCTAAACGCAGAAAATCTGCCAGAAGAGTTTACGTTCTCACGGGCTGGAGCAGCCGAAACGATCTATGCAGCCGACTTTGATGACCGCATTGACATCGTGCCTGTGTCCGACCCCAACATTTTTAGCACCGCCCAGCGCATCGCGCAGGCACAGGCCGTGCTGCAAATGGCGCAGGCCGCGCCTCAGCTTCACGATATGTACGAGGCGTACAAGCGGATGTACGAGGCGATCCGCATTCAGAACATCGATGAAATACTGAAAAAACCAGAAGAAGCCGTCCAGATGGACTGTATCGATGAAAATATGAGCGTGATGTATGGCAAGCCAATCCGCGCCTTCATTGAGCAAGACCATGAGGCGCACATCGCGGTGCATATGCAGTTTCTGCAAGACCCATCTTTGGCTGGCAACCCCGGCGCTAAAACTATGCAGCCGATCTTAATTGCCCACATCGCAGAGCATATTGCGCTGCTGTATCGCCTGAGAATGCAGGCGAGTGTGGCAATGCCACTGCCGCCACTACCCGACTTTAAAGACCCCAACTTTAAGTTTGAGGACGTTGATCCAGAGCAGGATCGCCTCATTAGCCAACGGGCCGCAGAAGTGGTCAGGGCCGCACCTCAGATGAAGCAAATCGAAGCCATCAGGGGTGTTGGTCAGCAGGGCCAAGGTCAGGGCAATCCGCTGGAATACGCGCAGCAATTGGCAAAGCTGGAGACCGAAGCCCTTACGGCCAGAACACAGGCGCAAATTGCTGCCGATCAGGCCAAGGCTCAGTCCAACATTCAGATCAAGCAGGCAGAGGCCAAGCAGGATATGCAGATCGAAATGGCAAAGGCGCAGGCCGACTTGCAGGCGAAGGTCACAAAGCTGGAGGCCGAATTGCAGCTTGAGCGGGAGAAGAACGCAGCAAAACTAAAACGGAGGCAATGAAGAATGTACCCCCCACGATATAATTTGCCCCCCATTAATCCTGCCGCCTTCGGCGGTTTGCCGAAAGAGCAAGCGCAGGGTGCGCGGCCCCCGCCCTCCTCCCAAGGTGGGGGTCAGCAGCCCATAGACATGAATAAATATTTAATGAATAAAGTAGCTGAGATTCGACAGCGCATGGGCGCTGGTGATATGGGTGCCTTGACGGCAATATCGGACGCCGCACAGGTTCCAGTACAGCAGCCTCCCATGCAGGGGCCACCTCAAAGACAAGGAATGGCATGATGGGCGAACCGAGAATTGATGCCAGATATCGGATGGAGTTTTAGATATGTGCGGTGGATATGGTAACGAAGACAGCAACAAAGATGGCACCGAAGGTGGATTTCTGGATTTCATGCGAGACATCACAGACGGCGGTGGGCCGGGTCGATCTGGCGCACGATTTAGTAGCAGAGACACAGGTGGGCTAGACCTTAACCAAGACAATTACATCTCTGAGCAAGAATATCAGAGGGGTCAAAGTAATTCTGAATCCAATGCAGATAGCAATATTACTGGCGAGATTGGCGATGCGTACAATAACTCTAGGGGCGTTATCAGCAACTTCTCAAATTCCTTCGGCGCACTGCCACGGGGATCGATACGACAAGAGGCTGCATTAGGGCCACAATATGGATCACCAATAGAGACAAAAAATATGGCTAGATATTTGCAGATGGGTGGGATGCCGGGCGCTGCTATCAGGGGAATTAGTGGGTTTTTAAACCCAGCAATAAATGACGCCAGAAACATGGCTATGGCTCCAGTTCGGGCGTACAGGGGCGAGGGCGCACCGCCCGATCCTGTTGTCACACCAGAGCAGGCGGCAAGAAGTTATGACAGCATCTTTAACACAGGTTCTTCTCAGTTCGATAAGTTACCAGAGGATCGACGAGACGCTATTATACGAGGTACACGGTCTTTTAACCCACGGGCAGTTAGGCAGGCTGCGCCTGCGCCTGTGCCTGAGACTTTTTATTATGACGATGACCCATATTCAAATCAAATAACTAATGCGAACCCAAAAGACAAAGTTGTTTTTGAAGACGGGATGTATAAATTTTATGAAAATGGTCAGTTAGTTAGAACAATAACTGAGCAAGAATATAATCAAATGTTAATGTACCCGTATAGAACTGCATAGGAGACCGACATGAACACCGACCTTGAACTAATTAGAAACTACACAAACGCTCTGGTCACGGCTGGTATTGATGCATCTCAAATATCTGACGGTGTTCTAGAAGTTGTTAGTCAGGCGAGACAAAAGTTTCAGCAAGCAAAAGAGCAAGGCATTCCCTTTGAGAATTTACAGATTTTGCCCGAAGACCAACGCGCAGCAATGCAAGACGTATTAAACCAAATGGAACGATCTATGGCAGCTTCTAATGCGCCAAGGGGCCGTCCAGACTTTGGCACAGGCACACCACCTGATATGTCCTTGCCGCAGACAATCCCCACGCAGCGGGAGCCGTCAATGACGCAATCCGACATGGATCGCGCAATGGCAAATAATAAACTGGCCGATGAAATGGCACCAAACTACGCCCTGCCAACATCGCCACGCCCAAAACCACGCCCAGCAAATCTAGGCACAATGGGACAGACGCGCCCACAAATGCGACCACAACTACGACCAAGGGATTACGATATAACAAATCCAAAATATGAAGTTGAGGGTGGAGGTCAAATTCGCAGACAAGACATAATAAATTCGCCATCATTAACTGAAGAACAAAAACGAGCTATGCTTGGTGGAAATTTGCCAAGGGATTACGATATAACAAATCCAAAATATGAAAAATAGGAGGCCGACATGGCACAGGTAGAAGTCGAAAACATGGAAGAAAATGCAGACCTTTTTATGGCAAAAATGGGTTTTCCCCATGATGCAGAAGGTTTGGAAATGTCAGACGATCAACTCGTTAACTTTTTGCTGCTGTGCCATCAAGACATGATGGGCGTTGATGGCGAAGATGCCATGTACGAAGACGATTACGAAGAGGTCGATGATCAAATGATGGATATGCCCCACGACAGTGACGTAAAGGTCAAGGTTATGAAGCTCGACGGCGGTAATGTCCAAGAGATGATGAATAAGCTGCTTGGCGGTCACTAATGCCCGTTATGAAGGTCAAGGGCGGCTATCGCTGGGGCAGCAAGGGCAAGGTTTATAAAACCAAGGCCGAAGCAGCCAAGCAGGGCCGCGCTGCCTAC